CACTACTCCGAACCGTTGACCCAACCGTTGTGACTGGTCTAAATTTCACACCTTGTATACAGTCATTCGTTAAAGCATGTGTAGATGGTGCACGCGTGACGTGATAAATATTCATGTCATCCGATGTGATTCTATCTAGTAATTGATCGCCTACATAAAGATCGATATACTCAAATATACTTATACCAAATTGGTCCACTAAGAAGTTTCCATCAGTACTAGTAGTATTGTATTCACTTAAATTTTCTGGGATACTAAAACTAATAGATAGTCTATTTAAGATATCACCACTATTAGCTGGTATAGTAAATTCTACATAATCACCCATATGTACATCACGTTCATTGTCTGGTTTGAGCTTAACAGTTTCTTTCGCAAAATGTCTGTGTTTAGGAAAGAAATTATTGAAATAAGTAAAGTCCGGTTCACCAACTAATTGCTCCGTTATGAAACCACTTGCGGCAATTTGAACTTTACCAGCCATTATATTATTTACATATTAAAATTTTAAGCCAACTAACCCACTAGAGTAATGTAAAATATTGTAACTCTCGGCATATATCTGACATTCATTTAGATCCTGTAATGTTGAACTATTGGGGTTTTTATAATATTCGGTAATAGTCTCAGTGTTTGGTAATGATATTTCAAATTCCTGATTTATAATTCTACTGAAATTTACATGCCCAGTTAGTTCTTTCTTTAGGGGATACAACGCAAACGAATAACTACCAATTTCTTTTTTTTCTTGTAAAAGGTATACTCCTGACATTGTATTCGTTTTAGAATTGTAGTAAATAAGTCTCTCTGGTCCATCTTCAAATAGAATTTGATTATTAAATAAAAGTTTTGCATTAGAAAAACGAATATTCTTCATATATTCACCATCTACATCATACTTGTTTTTTGGACCAACGAAAAAATAGAGTGTTTTAACCGGATGCTTAAAATTGAGTTGAATTCTTTTCGTTTCTCCTCTTGGAACATCAAATCGTTTTAACTGTAATTGTGTAATGATATGTTCTATAGGTCGACTCTTTAAATATTGTAACTCATCCGTATCTAAATACGCATACTGTGTTAAAACGGACGCATTCGATATAATTACGTCTTTACTTAAAAAGTTGTTTACGACTTCTTCCTTTTGTGACTGGGTTGATAATGAGGAGAGACTTGTGCCATACTTAGAGTTTAGTGTAGAAGAAATAAACGAGTCAAACCAGTCGAAGCTACCTAATCGAAGTACATCTGATAATTTTCTGAATTTAATTTTAACATGACAACTCGCTTTAGTGAGTTTACACGCGAGTATTGCTGATTTTAAATTATCATTGAAATAAAATGGTAAATTTAAATAAACAGCTGGAAGTGATGGTTCGGAATTATAGTCGCGCCCATATTCTAATTCAGCACGAACAAAACTAGCTGATTCTCGGGTTGATTCTTTTAAAGTCTTTTCATATTGTATTGTATTATATGTATCTATCCATTCAGATGTGAGTCTTTGTATATGCATACCACCCATGAATAAATCTACATATTCAATTAGATGAAGTGCGGGACTATTCTTAACCCATAAAGAAGTAAGAGAGCTGCGGAATGACACGTCCTTCATACTCATTTGATAACGGAGTGTCATCTGTGTAATAAGATCCCCCGCATCCAATGGAATAACACATGTAGATTCTCTATCATATTCTGTTTCACTTAATGGAATTTCGAGTATATCAAATGCAAATTTAGAATGTTTATTTAATGAAAATAGAAAATGTGACTGTGTTGGAGTTCCATTTATCCATTCATTTTGCAGGCCTCTAGTAGCTATTTGTAATCTACCTGACATACTTAATTTATATCTTTATTTTTTTAACCATTAAAAGATACGTATCCATCTTCGAATCGTAACATGTTATAACCCGTATAATATAGATACATTGTTAAATCGTCCATTGTGAATGTCTCTGCTATATAAGGGTACGCAGAACTCGCCGGGTCGTCCCCATACGAGTACGCACTCGTGTAAGCTGATTTATATTCTCCGTCAACATATGAGATTACATTATTTAACGTCGCTGGTGAAAGTTCTATATGCAGTTGTGTTTTATCAGAATTTAATTGTGAAAAGTCTAGAAACCCTGAAGGTTGTGTACTTTTTGGATATACGGCAAAATTATAAGAGAATATGTCAGATTCACCTAATTGACGCATCATGGTCTGTGTTAATTTATCCTGTCCCACACCACCTACAGAATCACTACCTTGTAAAGTTGGTGATAGACCACTTTCAGATAATTTTGATGTATAGGGTACGAATCGTTTAAAATATTCTGAATCAATTTTCGTTACTCGCGGAAATCTTTCACCATTTAGTGTAAAATACGCACTCTTTAGTATGTTAATTTGTCTTCTATGGATCATGAAATGTGCCGTTTTAAAAAACATTCTATAATCTACCAAAAGTCTATTATAATTACCATCAGCTTCGAAATATTTTGGTCTAAAAAACCAATGAAACATCTTTACGGGTATAGTTGGTTCTAAAATTATACTAAATGTTTTATCGTCAATTACATTTATATCTCTGGAACTATGTTTTTTAGTAAATTCAGTAGTTATTTCTATAGGCTTCGTTTTGTAATACAAACGTTCTTCATTAGATAATGTAACTTCTTCTGTAACAATTTGAAAATGATCGATCATTTTCGAGGGTAAAATTCTATTATTCGTAAGATTTGTGTATACAAAATAACTAGGTTTATGAAATTCAATCTCAAATTGTATTTTTTGTTTATGTATACTACATATGGGAAATGGAGGCTTATTTTGTTTATTTTCGTCGTATGCGTCTCCTCCATAGTTTTGTGTAAAAAAGAATGGTATATGAATAAAAATATTCTTTTGTGCGTCTAGATCAATTTCTATCGGATGTCTATTGGTATGATATCTATTTAGGTTAAACTGTGCATTTAATGCGAGTTTTTGATCATAACTTTTATATAATTGATCAAAAATTACCATCATTTCCGTGTCTATTTCTTGTAAAATTATCCCATCCACACGCATTCTTATATTTTTTATAAGTCTTCTCCCCACGAACTTACCATATGCCCAATCACCCGCTTCACTTACACTCCACTCTGGTAATGCTATTTTTACCCATATATTTGTAAGAAGATCACCCATATTTTTAGGATTGAAATCAACCTTGACTGTGTGTCCGAATGGCCACCACTCATTTTTTTGAATATTATCAACAGTATGGGTGCGATGATACTTTCGAAAATCAGAATTATGTTTATGGGACGGATTAAATAAAGAATCTTTAGATTTGGTAGAAAGGAGATGTGTATCCTGCATTCCAATAGCATTAAGGGCGATATTAGCAGCCTCACTCATACTTATCTATTGCTCACATATTTTTAATATCATTCTTCCACATGGTGATATTGAAAATCTGTATAGAGTCATTAAAATAGTATTTGACCTATACCATTATTGATACGAATAATGTTATAGCTTTTAGCAACGATTATTACCTGTTTATTAAAATATATTGACGCCTGACTCGCATCGTATGATTTATGAGTCCCATCATATGCGAGTTCCATCGTCAATTTAGCATCTTTTATTACACTAAAGTCTAAATGCCCACTTGGCTGTAATTCACCTGGCTGTAAAGCAAAACTGTATACGTTTATATTACGGTACATAGGTGAGCGTTTATGATATATATTTGGTATAGATGTTGACAGGAATAAATTATTTCCTGTAGTTTCATCTAATATTTTTACACCATCACATGTTAAAGTTACAAAGCTCTGTTTTGAATACATGAGTGGAACGTGTTTTTTTCCATATATACTCCTTTGCCAATCACTGAATATACCCGACCCCGACGACCATTCAATTGTACGCATTTGATTTAATTGTGATATCTGTGCACCTGTCCACTCTCCATATTTTTTAGCTATAAAATACATCTCTTTTACAGGATTTTTTAAGTCTAACCTAAATTCTCCTATTTTAGATTGTGGTTCGATGATAAATGTATTATGTTGATGTTGTTCTATTAATAGATTAATAGGTTTAGATTGTAATTTACATCTCTCAGTTTTATCTAAATGAACCAAATCTAGATTAACAGTAAAATTTTCTAATTCAAGTTGTCGTACAACTCTGCTATTTGCTTCGGCATGCCAGATGAATGCAAGTGGTATACGCACTTCCGTCGTGTTGCCATAAGGTGGCTCCTGCCCCCCTACATAGACAATTTCATGTGAAGATTTTAGTTTTATTCTGAGTCTAAGTTCTTGTTTATTAATGGCACACAAGGGAAACCCATTCTTAGGACGGTTATGAAAATAGAATGGAATCTGTATTCTAAATTCTGTATCGATACCTCCACTCCCATACATAGACCACTGACCATCTAACCATTCCTGTACAAACTCTCCGTATGCGCTTGTAAGGAAATGAGGACCATGTAGAACATCTAAACTCGCTGCATACGAATCAGGTACGTTTAATTCATTATAAATAAAGATGTCATCTCCGGTTATCTTATCTATCATTTGGTCTCCTAACAATAATTCTACATGTTCAATCACAGCAATCCCAAATTTATCAATGAGGGTAATTAATGGGTCGTTTGTGGCGTAACCACCCACGGGAATTTTACCATCCATTATATCGGGTAATTTAGATTTATCACAACTAAATGACAATGTTATCCCTTTGAGAATATCACCATTTTTTGCTGGGATTGTCACATCAATATAGTCATCTGTATATATTTTCTTATCAAAATTCATTTTAAAATTTTCATTTGCCCAATTGGTGTGTTTAGTATATTTTTTATTAAAAAATGAGAATTCAGGATTATTTAGTAATTGGTCACCGATAATACCTTTTGATATTATCTGGATGCGACCCGCCATATATTGTTATATGATTAATATTTTAAGCCACATATACCATCTGCATAGACTAGTAGATTGTAACTCGTGGAGTATATATTAACTTCAAGTGTATCACCGACTAATATCTGAGTCTCAACTCCAAGGTTGTCCCCATAAAAAAATCCGGGTATGTACGTGGTGAACTGTGGATTAATTATAAGTCTTTTGTCAATTATACGACTGAAATTTAAATGACCAGATGGTTCATTGTTTAAAGGGTACAATGCAAATGAGTAACTACCAGATTCATCGCGCCGAATGTTAGTCGCATACGGACTCCGTTGGTACGAGGTCGCCGTGTCATCCGTACTTTGTGAGGATCTGGAATTAATTAACGAATTTTCGTGTACTAATTTAACATATGAGTCATCAAAAATATAATTACCATTAATTTTAAGTCCAACTGAAGAAAATGTTGTATTTAACATATACTGGTACATAGAATTGAATACATTGGGTACGTACCCCGAAGTTGTTATATTATTTTGTAATCGTGTTTTTTTTATTGTGAAAAAATAAATAGTTTTAACTGGATTAACGAGATTTAGTGGTATTTCTGTCGTATGATCATGATCCCCATCTTTTTTAATTATATCATGTTGATGTAAATTAGTTTGTGTAATTAATTGTCGAATTGGTCGTGATTTTAAATAGTTCAATTCATGAGTATCTAAAAAAGCGAGTTTTGTTAAAAGTGAAGCCGATTCTATTCTTGTATCAAGTGTATATGGTTTTAAGAATGGGTGTATCAACTTATCAAAGGGTTTAAACTTAATTTTTACATGACAACTTTGTTTACCGAGTTTACATGCTAGTATAGATGCTGGTAAATTATTATAAAAATAAAATGGTAAATCTATGTACATTTGTTTTAAGTTCCATTTATGTTCATATGTGTTATCAGTATTTGTGGCGGATGTGGTTGTGGTTGTGGTCGTACTCCCGAACACATAAACGTTTCTTGATTTGTTTCCTGCAATAATAGTAGTGCCATCAGTATAAACAGAGTCACCTTTACCAGATCCACTTGGGGTCAATTTTCGATCATAACTCCACCCAGAAGTTAAGTCTCCCGGTGTGTCACGTTTGTATATATATATACCATCTGAACTGGACGTGGCCCCGATTACTATGATATCATTCTTTATAGACACACTATCACCAAAAAAAATGCCCGCCGCACCATCACCTGGTGTCAATGTAGTCGTCAGCATCCACTCGATAGGGCCTCCTGAAACATGTACCCGACGCGTGTATACAAATGCCTCCTCGGGAGGTCTCCTAGACCCAACCAATAAAGTGTCACCACTGAGTGATACAGACCTACCGAAATCAATCCCCGGGCCAGTTACTGAATATTCTTGACTCCATGTAGAGCTGAGGTCCCCTAGTGTGTCACGTACGTATACATAGATCAGATTTTGACTATCACTCCCAATTGCTACTCTATCACCACTGAGTGAAACTCTAAAACCTGATTTATTAGCTACTGAAAGAGTATCACGTAAAGTCCATGTAGAATTGAGAGTTCCCGGTGTGGTACGTGTGTATATATAAACATAAGTCGACCTCCAGGTTCCAACCGCTAACGTGTCACCATCGAGTGATACACAAGTACCGAAATAAGGTCTATATACCGAACTATCTCCGTAAATTGTATGACGTAGAGTCCATACGGCGGACTCACGTGTATACACACTCACATTTCCAACAAAAGATGACCCACTTACATTTTCTTTCGGCATTCCCACTATCAATGTATCGCCATCGATAGACACACTGCTACCAAAATTATCGGAGCCGCGCGACAACCTCACACTTTGACTCCACCCAGATTCTACGTCTCCAGGTGTATCACGTGTAAATACGTATACAGCATCATCCTCATCGGCTCCAACCACCACTGTATCACCATCGAGAGCCACTTGTTCATCTTCACCGAAGTCGTCAGAGGAATTACCACCAGTAGCTTGTAAATTTGCTACCTGCTGTAAACCAGCTGTAGTTGTAGTTGTAGATGTAGTTGTAGTTGTACTATCAACAATTTCGGATACGGAACCATAAGGTTCCCGGGCAGCTTGAGTTTGGTAGAGAATAGAATCATTGAAAACGTATCCAGCCGTATGATATTTATGGTATAAATAAATCCAATCACTCGTGATTTTTTCTATAAGAGTTCCACCAATATAAAGTTCTGCGTAATCTATTGCATGTATACCAACGTTATTTGTAAACGGATCATCATATGAGCCATCATTCGCTGAATATCCATTATGTGCAACACTACCTGTAAAATGTCCCGAACTTATAGAAGCTTTATAAAATAACTTATATCGAAGTGTTAATGTAGTTATCAAATCACCAAAATCTACCGGTATAATACACATAGTTTCTTCATCGAACTTAGCACTTACTAAAGGAACTTCAATTGTATTAAATGCAAATTTTGTATGTTTTTTAAAATTTGATAAAAAATGTGAAAATGTAGGATTTCCTGATATGAATTGATTTTGTAATCCAGTTATGGCTATCTGTAATTTTCCTGACATAGATAACTCTTATTTGAATAACATATTTTCTTTTTAAGCAAACGATACAAAACCATTACTAAATCGAAGAATTTTAAAACCTGTATAGTACATATGAAATTTATATTCGGGGTT